ACCACAGAAGAAAGCTCGGAGGAAACAGTGACTAACTCAAACCTCAACTCATTCTCTGCTCCAGAGGAAAACGCCCCGGTTGTTGAAGTTGCAAAGGCAACCACAACCATTACCGCCAGCGCTGATTTTGACCGTATCACATCCGGTACTCAGCTAACAAGCCTGCGTCAGGTTGCACAGGGTATCGTTACCAAGCGTAACGCCATCAAGAATGGCATGGGCGCTGACAACGAATACATCAACGTTGCTACCATCAACACCGAATTCTCCGCTGATCGCGTTCTTGAGCGCAATGACGCCGAGGGCAACAAGGCCATCATCGACGCAGTCGTCTCCCCTGAGGCACTCGTTGCTGCCGGTGGTCTGACCGCACCTGTTGAGACCAGCTACGATATCTTCGAGCTTGGCGAGACCGATGCACGTCCAGTACGTGACTCCCTCCCGAAGTTCAACGCTGAGCGTGGCGGTATCCGCTTCCTCACCGCTCCGATCATCGATGACCTTGACGGTGCCGTATCCGTATGGACCCTTCAGGACGACATCGATGCCGCATCGGCTGGCGCTCCTAACCCGGTCAAGCCTTGCCTCCGCGTTCTTGCAGGAGAGGAAGTCACCGTTCACGTTGACGCCATCCCTCTCTGCTTGACCTTCGGTAACCTCCAGACTCGTGCATACCCTGAGCTTGTAGAGCGTCACATCAAGCTTGGTATGGTTTGGCACGCACGTTTCGCTGAGCAGAAGCTGCTCACCGAGATCGGTCGTCTGTCCACTAACATTGCAGTTGGTGCAACTCTGGGTGCCGCTCGCGACATCTTCTCCCAGATCGAAGTTGCTGCCGCAGCTTACCGTAACCGTTACCGTATCGCTTCCAACGCGAAGCTCCGCGTAATGTTCCCAGAGTGGTTCCGTAACGCTCTGCGCTCTGACCTCATGAAGCAGCTTCCGGGCGACGGTCGTGACGGTACATTCAACCTTGGCGAAGCCGAGATCAACTCATGGTTCGCTTCTCGCGACATTGCAGTTACTTGGTTCATCGATGGCGAAGAGGGCCAGATTTTCGGCGCTCAGGTAGATGCAACAACTGACGGCGGCACTGGCGTTGTCACTCCTGCTGCACTGCTTGCCTTCCCTGATACTCTGGTATGGTACCTCTTCGCAGAGGGCACCTTCATCTTCCTTGACGCTGGTACACTTGACCTCGGTCTTGTCCGCGACTCCGCCCTCAACGGCACCAACGACTACAAGATTTTCTTGGAGACATTCGAAGGTGTTGCCAAGGTCGGTCAGGAATCCCTCCGTATCAAGTCTGACCTCTCCATCCGTGGTGCCTCTTCAGGTACCGTTGATGTTCCGGTGACAAACAGCATCTAATCTAGCTTGAACAACGAATACGTAGCTGGACTCAATTTACCCTAAGGATACCACATGGTACGCAGTAACACAACCATAGTAGCGACAGAAATGCCGTCAATGGCTCCTTTCGGTATTTTGAGTCCAGCTACTACTCTTAAAGAACTTGATGACTCTTCAACAGCGGGTCTGACATACATCATATCTGACGCTGGGCTTCTTGTCAACAACCGCACCATCAATGGTGGCGGCACTGAGACTGAGACAGTTGTCGATAACACTGAGAACAAGCAGACTCACGGATTCTACTACCCATTCGAGATCGAAGCGTCTTTGACATCTTCGACCATGGGTCGTCGTCCTGAGTCCCTGTATGAGGCCGCGTCAAACGCTCTGGACCTCGTAGCTCAAAAGGCTATCGAGTCTGAGTTCTGGCACGGCACTATCGCTAAGTCTCTGACCAAGGAAAACGACAACCGTTACCTTTCTCAGGACCATGCTCTCGATGTTACACCAACTGCTGGTACAGCGGTCAAGGTGCGTTACGGTCAGGCCCTCCTAGAAGAAGCTCTGGCTGAAACACCCCTAAGCGCTGTAGGCACCATCCATGCCCCGAAGCTTATTGCCAGTGTTCTCCAGACAGCAAATGACAACGGCGCTCTAAGGACTAACTTGGGCACCTACGTAGTTGCAGGATCAGGCTATTCGCACATTGGCCCAGACGGAGTACTTGCTCCGACAGGTCGCGCATGGATGTATGCGACAGGGCCAGTCACTGTACACCTTGGCAGTATCAATGTGGTTCCTGAAAAGATGAACCAGTCTATTGATACAGCTACAAACACCATCACGTACTACGTGAACCGACCAGCCGCTGTTACATGGTCCACCACACATCTTTACGCAGTACTCGTTGATCTAACACTAGATTACGCCTAGACTAGGAGAATAACCCAATGGCACAAGATTACGCATCTTCCATCATGGGTGTTGCGATTAGGGTCAGCCGACTCACTCCATCCGGAGCTATCGCAACAGGAGCAAACGCTTCATACGTCACTTCAAAGTTCGTATCCCTTTCTTTCACACCTGAATTTGAAGCCGGTGACGAGTTCACCCAGAAGGCAGCAGACGGTAGCGTTTGCTCGTCCCTCAAGGCTCCTGATACACTAAAGCGCGTCAACATCTCCATTGCTCTCTGTGACCCGGACCCCGAGTTTACAGAAATCATTGCCGGTGGTACCCTACTTACCGAGGTAGATGGCGCAGACACCAAGACCGTTGGTTGGAAGGCCCCTCTCGTAGGTGTCGATGCTACTCCTAACGGTGTCGCTATCGAGGTTTGGTCCAAGGCTGTTGCAGGCGGTAAGGTTTCTGGCATTAACCGCTACTTCCACTGGATTTTCCCTTACGCACAGATGCACATCTCCGGTGACCGAGTAATCGAAAACGGTATGATGGCAACTAACTTCGAAGGCTGGGCTGTCGGTAACGCCACATTCAGCACTTCCGTCACTGCTCTGACAGGCACCAAGCCTTCACCGGCATGGGCGTACACCACTGAATCCCCGATTGCCTACGCCCGAGTAGATGCAGCCCCAGCGGTTCAGGGTTACAACCTCGTTGGCACAGCGGTCTAATAGTAGCTCGTAGCTAAATAAGTTCTGGTCGATCCCTTAGGGGGTCGGCCAGACCTGTTTATGGGCATGATATAATTGAACCACACCTAAGTAACGGAGACAAAATGGCAAAACTGTGGATAAGCCCTTCGGACACCATTGATCCTACCGGTATGTACACGGACGAAGCAATTCAAACTGCCAGCACCGTTCTTTACAAATTGACCGGTGAGAAATACCCCGGTATTTCCACTTCAACCGATGCAATTACCTCCACCGCATACACAAACATGATGACTACCCCGCAGGTTATCCGTGGCCAGATGTACAATCTACCACGAGCAACCATGGGCGGTCAACGTGAACTGAATCTCAGGCAAAAACCTGTACTTGCAGTGGAATCCGTGTATGCCAATGGTGTATTGCTCGATCCTTCCCAATATTCCTTGCGGAACAACGCTTACATTGTCAGGACCGCACCGTACCAATGGATTCTAAGCCCGACATCCGAGATTATAGTGACCTATAAGCACGGTGCAAGGCCTCCTGTAGCCGGAAAAGCGGCTGCAACAAGGCTTGCTAATGAGATTATCCTGTGGTACCTCGGTGACAACCGATGCGCCCTTCCGGAGCGTATCACGTCTGTGGCCCGTCAGGGTATCTCGTATACCATTCTAGACCCTCAGGACTTCATTAGTCAAGGCAAGACCGGAATCTACTCCGTGGACTCCTTCATTGCAGCCGTAAACCCTGACAAACAGCGTAAGAAGCCAGCAATATTCCATCCCGGAACCAGAATAGAGAGAATCAACTAATATGTCTACTTCACACAACCCGTACGCACCGCGTGTAAAGGCCCCAGAAGCCGCTGTAGAAGCCGAAAAGACCGAAGAGGTCCAAGAGTCCGTCGAGACCGCCCCAGAGCCTCAGGGAGTACCTGACGGCCCTGCCGCAGAAGTTCTAGAATGGGTTGGCGACGACAAGGACCGCGCCAAGAAGGCACTTGAAGCTGAGGAAGCAGGCCAGCAGCGTGTAGGCCTCACCAAGAAGCTCAAGGAACTAGCAGAATAAGGTCACCATGCCTGAACTAAATGACATAATTGACATGGCCCAACACTTGTTGGACACAATCAATCGCGTCTACGCAGATGCAGGCCTTGAAGCCCCTGACCGCCAGTACTATGTTATTGGCGGTCAGGGACAGACAGTGCATGATTGTGAACAAGTAACAGTATCTTGGGACCAAGCATATTCGGGAATCCCAGCTAATGAAGCGGCAGTACCTGTCGTCTGCGATACCATGCACACAGCAAGCTTTATTGTGGAGGTTGTTAGAAGGGTAAATACCGCTCGAACACCGGAAGACCCGATGGCATTGCCAAATCAGCAGACTACAAAAAATCTCCCCGGAAGATACGCAGGCGGAACGCTTGGACAGGCCGAAGTACCTACGCCTGAAGACTTTATTAGGGAAGCGCGAGTACAAATGCAGGACGCGATCCTGCTTTTGAGGGCTGGGCTTTTGGCTGGAGAGTCTACAACTCTTGGTACCTCCATTGTTGATGTCTCCGCAGGCTCTCCAAGTGGCGGCTATCAGGCCACCATCATGAATTACACAGCAGCATTCGGCTTCGACCCGATGATGATGCTGTAAATCATGGCCACATTTCATCCTGACCGCACAGCGATGCGGCACATGCTACGTGGTCCGGGTGGGCTGGTATACAACGAGATACACAAGCGCACCCGACGCGCTAATACCTTTGCAAAGGCACAGGTAGGTAAGGATACAAGAGAACTTTACCGTTCCATCAGTTACAGAATTACCGCTGGATCAGGGAATGTTCTAGGCGTGGTAAGTGCAAATAACAAAATTGCGCTCATGCACCACAATGGTACGCGTCCGCACATCATTGCGGCTCGTAATGCACAAACACTGCGCTTTAAATCTCGTGGTAAAATAGTATATGCAAAGGTTGTTCGTCACCCCGGAACTCGTCCAAACCGATTCCTCACCGACAGCCTTCACAAAGTAGTTTAATTGACGCTAATTAAGGAATGACATGGCAGCACGCAGAACAGTAAAGTCTTTTACCTCTTCTAAGGAAAAGGCAGTTGTAGCACCGATTGAGTTCGAGCTTGAGGGTGAAACCTTTGAAGCTTACGGACAGGTTCCCGGTGCGGTACTCTTGGAGTTTATCGCGGCATCCTCAGCAGAGGACTCCAATGGAACGGCAGGCGCAATTCTCGCCTATCTGAAGAGTTCCATGAATAAAGAGAATCACAAGCGATTCGACACGCTAATCCATGATCCTGAGAAGGCCATCGAGCTACAGGTCCTTGCCGATATCGTCGCCCAC